GGACAAGCTCGCGGTAGCAGAATGGAGTCGTATTGTTCCTCTGCTTAAGAAAGACATTCCCGTTAGTGAACTCGATGCTGCTTTAATTGCTAGCCACTGCCAAGCCTATTCTGATATTCAGAAGGCCGCAAAGCTGATCCAAGAGCAAGGCATGATGGTGGACACCGCTGATAGTGTGAAAGCTAACCCCGCTGTCAAGATGAAGCTAGATGCCACTAATCAGATGATCCGCATTGACGATGTTCTGGGGTTGTCTGTCTACAGCCGCGCGAAGCTAGCCGTGAAGAACGAGTCTAAGAAGAAGCCAGACGATCCCTTCGCAGAGCTTATGTCATCGTGAACTATGCGACTGAATACACCGACAAAGTACTAAGCGGCGAAATTATCGCCGGTAAGAAAATCAAGCAAGCCGCTAGGCGTTACCGCCGAGACATCAAAGCCAGCAAGCGCAAAAAGAATCCATGGCCGTATTACTTCGATGAAAACTTTGCAAACAAAGCTATTGAGTTCATTGAACTGATGCCCGCACGTGATGGTTCTCCACTCAAGCTAGAGCTGTTTCAAAAGTGGTTGATCTCTGAACTGTTTGGCTGGCGCGACAAAGAAACCGGCAACCGCCGCTATGATCGTGCCTATATCTCAATGGCGCGAAAGAATGGCAAAAGCTTTCTCATGGCCGATTTAGGCGCACTCTATCTCTTAATGGAGAACAAGCCCGCCATGAACCGCGAGATTGTCTTCACAGCCAACAGCAACGCCCAAGCACATTTAGCCTTCGATATGCTGTCTAGTGGCTTGCGGCAAGTCTGCAAGGTATCTAAGTCAGTTCGTGATCGTTTGAAAATCAACCGCGCTGAAATCATCGACTTGCCAAGTAACAGCCGCGCAGTTCCTCTTGCTTCCGATCTCCACAGTCTCGATGGGTACCAATCTGACTTAGCTATTATTGATGAGTTCGCCTTAGCCCGTACTGATGAAATTCTACGGACACTTAAGTCAGGACAGATCAACAGCGATAACAGTCTGCTGGCAGTCATCTCTACTACGGGGCCTGACTTGAATGGCCCCATGTACAAAGAATACAAGTTCGTCTCTAAAATCCTAACCGGTCGCGAAAAAGCTGATCGGTATTTTATTGCCATTTTTGAGCAGGACAACAAGGACGAAGCTTTTGAACCTCGGACTTGGGAGAAGTCGAACCCGTTACTGGCAAACGCTGAACGAGCAAAAACCATGCGACCAAGCCTGCAAGCTGACGTTGACTTGTCAGCCAAGCAAGGCACCTTGCGCCCTATCCTAGTCAAGAACTTCAACATGTGGCAATCAGCTCGTGCTGACAGTTACATCAGCTTAGACGACTGGGAAAAAGCCGCCATCAGGCCACCAGATACCACTAGCAAGGACGTCTATATCGGCTTGGATCTTTCAAAGTCCAGCGACCTGACCAGCATCTCGTGGCTAGTACCCGAGGACGGTTACCTGTTTGCCGACAGTCATTCATTCGTAGGCACCAAGTATGGGCTAGAAGAAAAGATCAAGCGTGACGGCTTTGATTACATTGCTGGCGCGACACGCGGCGAATGCAGCATCACAAAACTTGATAGCGGCATGATCGACTATGACGAAGTACTACGTTTCATTCTTGACATGATTGATCGCAATCAGTGGAACGTGAAGGCTATCTGTTACGACCCATGGAGCTTTGGCTACTTGCTGCCAGAATTTGAGAAACGCGACTTACCAATGGTTGAAGTACGCCAAGGCCAACGCACTCTATCCATTCCTACGACCCGCTTTCGTGATGATCTCTTTAACGGCAAGTTGAAACACCCAACTAACCACTTACTGGCTTATGCCGTCAACAATGCCATTCTAAAATACGATACCAACAATAATCCGATTATTGACAAGGCGCGCAACGCTACAAAGATTGATCCGCTCGCCGCGTTGATGAATGCATACACAACTGCCATGGATCAAAACAAAGAAAGTGAGGTAGCAGACAATGACTTTTATTCGAGCGATGACTTCGGTTTTTAATGTACAAACCGTTTTGCTCTTGCTTGGGCTAATCTGCATGGTGACTGGTATCTGGTCACTGTTTGGCTTTGGTATCGGCATGTTGGCAACAGGCGCGGCGTTAGTCAGCGTTGCGTTGGTTGTCAATTTCAACACAAGGAGGTGAAACGATGGCATTCTTTAAAAACATGACAAACCAACCGCGCGAGGATAACAGCGAACCATTTCTTGATGCCCTCATCAGCATGACCAGTAATGACAGCGGCATGTATGTTGGGGCTGGCGCCTTGCGCAATTCAGACGTGTTTACAGCTGTGAGAGTGATTGCAAGCGACTTGGCAACGAATCCCATTGAATACAACGATAAGCGTATCTCTGTACTGCTCAACAAAGCACCCAACGACCACATGACGGCGTGGGCTTTCAAGTTTGCACTAGCTGCCAACATGCTACTAAACGGAAACAGCTTCGCCCGCGTCACCAAGAACCCTAGCGGCCAAGTCACCGGCTTCGAACTGATTGCTAACAGCCAGATGGTGGTCAAGCAGGACGACACAACCGGCATTGTTAGCTACGAGTACACGCCCGAAAATGGCCGTTCCCAGCGGCTTAATGCTAGCGAGGTCTTACACTTCAAATGCTTCACACAAGACGGCTACACCGGCCTATCGCCACTGTATAGCCTGCATGATGAGGTTGGAGTACAGAAAGCAGGCCACAAACTGCTGAAAGGTTTCTTCAACACCGGTGTCCAAGGCACGGGCATTCTCAAAGTTAGCAAGTCCCAGTTAGACGCTAAAGCCAAAGAGAATATCCGCACCAAGTTTGAAGCAGCTAACAGTGGCAACAATGCACTCAAGACAATCATTCTTGATAACGACATGGACTATAAACAGCTTGAGGTGAACACTGACATTCTGAACCTTGTCAATTCAAGTGACTGGACAACTAAACAGATCGCTAAGGCGTTTGGGTTGCCACTGGATCGGCTAGGTATTGAAAGTGAACACTCTAACGCTGTCCAGTCCAATCTGATGTATCTGCAAAACACCTTAATTCAGTATTTCACCTGCTTCACAAGCGAGATGGACGCCAAGCTGGCTACTGGTGATAACCGATTTAGTTTTAACACTGATAAGCTGTTCAGCGCTGACCCAGCTACGATGCAGGAACTGGCGATTAAGGGTATACAAGGTGGCGTCTATACCGTCAACGAAGCACGGGCAAAGCTAAACTTGCCACGAATTGAAGGCGGTGACGACATCTTAGCTAGCTTGAACTTCACACCGCTGAATAACCTTGTCACTTATCAAGACAAACAGAAAGGAAACATGCCAAATGAACAACGATGACGTAGAAAAGCGCCTGAATCCTGACGCCAGTCTCACCGCCGCCGCACCTACCACAGCAGACGACAGTCAAGACAACACAGATTCAGACGCTCAACAACAAGATAACACAACCAGCGGGCCAAAGAAGCTAAGCGGCTATGCTGTCATTTTCAACAGCCCTAGTAAAGACCTTGGAGGCTTCAAAGAAGTCGTTGATCCTAAAGCCTTCGATGGTGTCGACCTGTCAGATGTTTACATGGTCTCTAATCATGACTTTAGCCAAGTGTTAGCTAGTACCAAGGCTGGTACTCTAAAGCTGAACGTTGATGACAAAGGGCTTCATTTTGAAGCGACACTGCCAGATACTACCACCGCCAACGATGCTTACAACAACGTGCAAGCGGGCAACTTATCGGCAATGAGTTTCACTTTTAACGCCGCACCCGATGGCGATACCTTCACCAAAGACGATAGCGGCCAAGTGATCCGTACAATTAAGCAAGTCAAGAGCCTGTTCGATGTTTCACTGGTAGCAATCCCAGCTTATGACGACACTAACGTACAGGTAGATAAACGCAGTTACACTGAATGGCTGAAAAATAACACTGAACAACCGGAAAAGGGAGATAAAGACATGACTGAAAAGACTATCATCAACAACCAAGCACACACCGAATCCCGCGCTTATGAAGACTACATTCGCAGCATGGGCGAACAACGTGACGGTTTAACCACCACCAGCGCCGGTGCTGTCGTCCCTAATGAAATCATCAACGATGTATGGGACTTAAAGCAATCTGACTATGATCTGGCTAAATACGTCACCGTCAAGCAAGTTGGCACCCCAGTGGGGACTTATCCAGTGGCTTTAGTCAACAACGGCGTGCTTGCCACCAAGGAAGAACTAGCGGACGTCCCAGAGATTGATGCCAACATGTTCAAGGGCGTTGACTACAAGGTGGCTACCCGTGCAGGCAAGATCTACCTATCTAACGAACTGGTCGAAGACAGCGAAGTGGATATTGTCGCAGAAGTCAAGAATCAGCTCAAGAAGTTAGTCCAGAACACCGACAACAGCAACATTGTCAATCTGCTGACTGGTCAAGATGCCAACAAAAAGGACAACTTCAAGCACATCACCGGTACCGGCCTCGATGATCTCAAGAAAACCTTCAACGTTGAATTAGATCCAGCACTGTCCCTGTCTGTCATCGTCAATCAGGACGCCTTCAACTACCTTGATACCTTGAAAGACAGCGAAGGCCGCTACTTACTTCAACCATCAATCACTTCCCCGTCTGGTAAGCAATTGTTCGGGGCACCAGTGATTGTGATCGCCAACAAGGTATTGCCGACAGCCACCGCAGGCACGTTCCGCATCATCGTTGGAGACTTCAACCAAGCTGTCTTCTTAGCTCAAAAGAACGAAGTCAACACCCAGTGGGAACGGTTTGATAGCTACAGCCAAGGCTTAGCCGTTGTCATTCGCAACGACTATGAAGTGGTTGATCCTGACGCCGCCCGCGTGGTTGACATCACCCCAGCGTCAAAATAAACGCCCCGTTCAATCTCACGGCCAATGGGACTGACAGCGGGGCTAACGTCAAGGCTACACTAAACTAAATACGAATCGTTGGGGGGTGGCGAATCGCCGCCCCTTTTTGAAAGGAGCTAAAACCATGACAGTCACAACAGATGACATCAAAAACAGCTTGCGGGTGCAGACAACCACTGACGATGCTTTGATTAGTAACTATCTGACCGCCGCGCAAGATTATGTTCTAAACGCGGTGGACAGCACCGCAACGGTCGATAAGTTGCAGGTCTATTCACAATTTGATATTGCAGTCGCAATGCTGACAGAGTTTTGGTATCAAAATCGTGGCGTTGTTACCACAGCAAGCCAAGAACTGCCCTACAGCGTTGTTAGCATGATTCAACAACTACGTGGACTGTTTGCTGTAGATATATAGTTGTCATAATATTTATCTTATGGTATAGTATAGTTAGTCCTAGGCAATAAGCGGGTAGATCCGTTTTAACCGACGCACGGCATAGCTAACTGGTGGCGCATTTTATAGACCTGAATCGGTTGCCTTACCGGTTTTAGTAAATTGTGTCCAGATCACAATTGACCTCTTGAACCATAAAAAATAGGCAGTTTCCGAATGAACAGATCTTTCTGCTTGGGAAATTGACTACGTAGTGTATTATTTTCGAACGAGCAGAGATGCTCGTTTTTTCTGTGCTGACAGACGTCTTCTGGTGCATGTTCGTCAGGTTTCAACTGATAGACCCCACTGTTTGCACATTCAGCGCACAAAAATAACCGTCCCAATAATTGGAACGGCCACCGCCCGCCAGTTCGTGAATTTTAATCCCGTGGTTTTCTCGTGGTTTTCTTTTTTTGATAATCTATAACAATCAGTGACAACTTAGGGAAAATAAAAACCAGCAACAACGCCGTTTTGACAACGTTTGCTACTGGTTGATAACACCAAAATGG